CTCTATCTGAGAAGTCTGAGGAGCGGCGAGCTGCGCGCGAGGGTGTCGCGTGGTCTCGAGTGCGTACCTATTCGGATGGCCGGCATCGTAGTGGCTGAATGGTGGGGGTACTGGGGGAGACCCTTTCCCCTTCAGGATCGTTTATACGCGATTCTGGAGGTTCGTCTTTCTCCTCTCGAGGTGGATATGCGGGTTTATTCTGTGTTCGACCGCAAAGGACGCGAGTTCGGCTCGCTCGTCCTGGCGAAGAACGACGAGGTAGCTCGTCGTGCGTGTGTCGCTGCCGTTAAGGGCAGCGGTTCCCAGCTGGAGCAGAACCCGGAGGATTTCGACCTGTACCATGTCGGCGGGTTCGATCCGGACAAGGGGTGTCTCGAGGTCGAGCATCCCACCCTCGTTGTTACACTCCTCGAGCTGCTGGAGGCTGCGCGATGAAGAGCGTTGATCTGTCCCGTTTCGGGATGGTTCCGCGTTCCAACGTGCCTCGGTCGGCGTTCGATCTGCAGCATACGCATAAGACGACGTTCGATTCCGGGTATCTGATCCCGGTTCTCGTGCAGGAGATTCTCCCTGGGGATTCTCTGCGTCTGCGTATGTCCGCGTTCGCTCGTCTCGCGACGCCGTTGGTGCCGGTGATGGACAATATGTATCTGGAGTCGTTCTTCTTCTTCGTGCCCTACCGTCTTCTGTGGGAGCACTGGGAGAACTTCATGGGTGAGAAGGCGACGCCTTCGGACGTGACGGAGTATCTCACGCCTCTGTATCCGGCACCCGGCGTGCTGGGAGCTGGTGTGGCGTCTCTGGCTGACTACTTCGGGTGCGCCGGTATGCACTCGGCGGTGTCTTTCACGAACGTGAGCGCGTTTCCTTTCCGCGCGTACAACCTGATCTGGAATGAATTCTTCAGGGATCAGGATCTGCAGACGCCCATCACGGTGGACATCGATGACGGTCCGGACACTACGACGGACTATATCATTCGGCGGCGCGGTAAGCGGCATGACTATTTCACGTCTGCGCGGCCGTGGCCTGAGGCCACGCAGTCGTTGACGGCGTTTCAGTCAACCGCGTTCAATCCTCTCGCAGCTGGGCAGAATTTTACGTTTCCTGCTGGAGCTGCTCCGGTGTCTGGTCTCGGTGTTCTTCCCTCGAACACTCCGACCGCAGGGCCGCAGACTGCGGCGGTTACTGGCGGTCGGGTGCCGTCGTTCGCGAACACGTTTTCGACTGACGTCGATACGTTCGTGATGGAGTCCGGCGTGACGTTGGCCGGTGCGGCGACGCAGTTTCCGAATGTTCGCGTCCTGGTGAATGACATCCGGACGGCGAACATGATTCAGCTCATGTTGGAGCGGCAGGCGCGCGGTGGTAAGCGTTATACGGAGATCGTGCGCGACCTGTTCGGTGTGGTTCCGCCTGACTTCCGGCTGCAACGGCCGGAGTATCTCGGCGGTGGTCGATCGGCTGTGAATATCAATCCGATCGCTCAGACGTCGGCTTCTGAAGAGGGCGGTACGGTCCTCGGTGAGTTGGCCGGCGTGGGTACCGTGGTGGCAAATAACCACGGGTTCTCTCAGTCGTTCACGGAACACGGTGTGGTGCTCGGGCTGGTGAATGTCCGGGCGGACATTACCTATCAGCAGGGTATCGACCGTATGTGGTTCCGTCGGTCTCGATACGACTTCTATCAGCCTCCACTCGCCCATCTGGGCGAGCAGGCTGTGATCTCGAGGGAGATCTACTGCGATGGCACGGGCAACAATACTGGCCAGGGCGCTACGGTCACTGGTGATTTTTCGGTGTTCGGTTACGTGCCTCGTTGGGAGGAGTATCGGTACAAGCCGTCTCGGATCTCTGGTCGCTTTCGGTCGGTGGCGACGAGCTCGCTCGATGTGTGGCACTTGTCGCAGGAGTTCGGCTCGCGTCCGACTCTGAATGACACGTTCATTCAGGACACGCCTCCGGTGGATCGTGTCCTGCAGGTCGGCGGCGAGGATTACGAGGAGTTTTTGTTCGACTCGCTGTTCGAAATGCGCATGGTGCGGCCCATGCCGATGTTCTCGATTCCTGGTCTGGGTCCGAGGCTGTAGATGCCTCCGTGGCTTCAGATTGGTGCCTCGGTACTTCCGTTCCTCTTCGGCGGGCGTCAAAAGCCCGTCGAAGTGGACGTACCGGAAGAGCCGTGGTGGCGGTCTACTGCCGCCTTTGCTGCCGGTTCGTCGCTTTTGACGAATATCGCCAATGCCCGTGAGGCTTCGGTGAACCGGCGGTTTCAGGAGCGTATGTCTTCCACGTCCTTCCAGCGCGCTGCGCGTGATATGAAGGCTGCGGGTATTAATCCGCAGGTGGCCGGCTTCCGTGGTGGTTCTTCTACTCCCTCGGGCGCGCAGGCGCGTTTCGAGGATTCTGGTGCAGCGGGTCTGAACGCTGCGTTGGCTGTTCGTCGGCTTCGTGCCGAGACGGAGCTGATTGAGGCGCAGGCTCATAAGACGAATGTCGAGGCCGGGCGTGTGTCCGCTCTGCAGCCTGGCGAGCTGGATCTGCAGCAGATTGAGCGCGCTATTCGTGGCGCGACTCGGGATCAGCTGCTGGATATGATGCCTGTCGTTCTCGCCCAGGCGAAGGCGGAAGTCGGTCGTACTATCTCTGGTGCGCGAGCTGCTAATGCGAGCGCTGCTCTCGATGAGATGGCGAAGAACCGCGCGTTCAATGAGGCGCAGTTCGAGCAGATGGTTGGTCAGCTCGGCCCGTGGGGCCGTGCGTTTATGAACCTTCTTCGCGGGTTCCGCGAGATTGGGACGGTTCGATGAGTCGTAAGGTGAGGTTCCTTCGTGGTCCGAAGGAAGCGGAGCGCCGTAAGGCGCGTCCCCGTGTTGACACGGGGGAGGAGTCGAAGGTGCAACAGCAGTTCGCGCACGAGGTGGATGTGAATACCATCGTGCGTCGGTTCGGTATTACTGGCGGCCCGTTGGGCTCGCCGGATGTTGCTGCGGCTGCTGTGTATGCGGATTTCACCGGCGTTCATGATTTCGAGTCGGCGATTGACCGTATCGAGCTGGTGCAGCGTCATTTCATGGCGCTGCCGCCTGAGGCGCGCGAGAGGTTCGGTAACGATGTTGTCGCTTTTGCCGGTGAGGCTCTGGGTTCTGACCCGGCTTCTTTCGAGCAGCGGATTCGTGCCGCGCCGGCGCCTGGTGGCGCTGGCGGAGCGCCTGTGGATGCTCCGGTTCCTCCACCGGCGCCAGGTGGCGCTGGTGTTCCGGGCGGAGCTGCGGCGACGCCTGGTTGATTCTCTGTAAATGAGAGATGACGAAAGGGGAGTGCCTTCTGTTTGGCGCTCCCCTTTTGGCATCTTAGCGGCCATCGGCCGCTTAGCAGTCGTAAGGCTGCTTTTTTTGTCCTCTGTATGGGTCATTTTGCGCAGGAGCGCGATGGATGACCCTGTCTGTATGGTAGTGGCCCTCAAGGGTCCACGTCGCTTATAAGCGATTCTAGGTCTATTCCCAAAAACCGTGCCAGCAATCTAATGGCATGAAACTTGTGCGTGCGTGCGCGTTTCGCGCGTGCGCGGGTAGTTGGTGCCGATAGCTGGCTGTCAAGGGTTTTGTTTAAGGCCTGCTTTTTGCTTCGCGCGCGTGAGCGCGTGCACACAGTGTGTCTTGGTTACTGTGTGCTGAGTGGTCCTACATATTGTGGGTCCACTCTTTTTTTCTACTACTGGTTGTGCTACTATATCTGGTGTGTTTCGGTTTCTGTTCTCTACTACTGGAGGTGGTTATGCGTCGGTCGGTGAACAAGCGCCGTGGGGCGCGTCGTTTCAATGGTCAGGCGCGCAAGACGAAGTCGGTCAATGTGGCGCGTCCTGGTCGCGGCGGTTTCCGGTTGTAGTTTGTGAGCTGCTTTCATCCGCTCCCGGCGTTTCGAGATCGGACCGGGGGACAGCCGCGGATTGGTTACCACGCAGGGGAGGACGGCGATAAGCTGGAACTCCCCTGCGGTCGTTGCGTCGGCTGCCGTCAGGATCGAGCTCGTGCGTGGTCGATCCGTGTTATGCATGAGGCGCAGCTCTACGATTCTAATTTGTTTGTCACGCTGACGTATGAGCCGGATAAGCTTCCGGCGTCTCTGTCTCTCGAGTATCCGCATTTCCAGAAGTTCATGCGGCGGCTCCGTAAGGAGATGGTGGGTGTCGGCGTGGCTCCGAACGGCAAGCGGCCGGTTCGGTTTTTCGTGTCTGGCGAGTATGGTGAGCGTTATGGGCGTCCCCACTGGCATGCCATCCTTTTCAACTGTCGTTTCCCTGATCAGGAGCGTTGGATCAACGGCTCTTACCGTTCTTCCGTTGCTGAAAGGCTCTGGTCGTTTGGTGGAGTTCATATCGGCGAGGTTACGCCGGCGAGCGCGTGTTACGTCGCGGGTTACACCCTCTCTAAAGTCTACGGTTCTGCGGCTGACGATTACTACGAAGATGTCATTAACGTTTCGAGTGGTGAGGTCTCGCGACGGCGGAGTGAGTTCTGTGTTATGTCGCGTCGGCCGGGTATCGGCGCGTGGTGGTATGAGCGCTTCGGGTCGGATCTCTTCCCCGAAGATCATGCCGTGATGTCTGGTAAGGAATACAAGGTTCCCCGATATTACTGGGAGAAGTTCCGGCATGTGGCCGATCCGATTGTCGTTGAGCAGCTCGAAGAGCAACGGTATGAACGTTCTCTTGTCATGCCTCTATCTGAGAAGTCTGAGGAGCGGCGAGCTGCGCGCGAGGGTGTCGCGTGGTCTCGAGTGCGTACCTATTCGGATGGCCGGCATCGTAGTGGCTGAATGGTGGGGGTACTGGGGGAGAC